CTGAAGTAACCGAACCTACTGTAACTGAAGTAACCGAACCTACTGTAACTGAAGTAACCGAACCTACTGTAACTGAAGTAACCGAACCTGAAGTAACTGAACCTACTGTAACTGAACCTACTGTAACTGAAGTAACCGAACCTGAAGTAACTGAACCTACTGTAACTGAACCTACTGTAACTGAAGTAACCGAACCTACTGTAACTGAAGTAACTGAAGTAACTGAACCTACTGTAACTGAACCTGAAATAACTATAACTGAACCTGAACCTACTGTAAGTGAACCTGAAATAAGTATAAGTGATGTAAGCGAAGTTGAAGTAAGCGAAGTAACTGAACCTGAAGTAAGCGAAGTAACTGAACCTGAACCTACTGAAACTGAAGTAACTGAACCTACTGAAACTGAAGTAACTGAACCTACTGAAGTAACTGAAACGATTGAACCTACTGTAACTGAAACGATTGAACCTACTGTAACTGAACCTACTGTAACTGAAACGATTGAACCTACTGTAACTGAAGTAACTGAAACTGAAGTAAGCGAACCTGAAACTACTGAACCTACTGTAAGTGAACCTACTGTAACTGAAACGATTGAACCTACTGTAACTGAAACGACTGAACCTACTGTAAGCGAACCTGAAACTACTACTGAACCTACTGTAACTGAACCTACTGTAACTGAACCTACTGTAACTGAAACGATTGAACCTACTGTAAGTGAACCTGAAACTACTGAAGTAACTGAAACTGAAGTAACTGAAACTGAAGTAAGCGAACCTGAAACTGAAGTAACTGAAACTGAAGTAAGCGAACCTGAAACTGAAGTAAGCGAACCTGAAACTGAAGTAAGCGAACCTGAAACTGAAGTAAGCGAACCTGAAACTGAAGTAAGCGAACCTACTGTAAGTGAACCTGGAATTTCAAAAGACATTGTAGAAACTTTACCTAGTGTTGAAATTATAAAAACAGAGGATAAAATTGATTTAGATAAAAAAATAGATGAAGCTACTACATTATCACCAAGTGAATCAAAAGAGATTATTAAACAAATAGAATGTTTAGATGGGGATCAATTTGATACAAATGAAAATAGATGCTTACCTTGTTCACATTATCAATTAGTATGGGATTCTGAAAGTAAATTATGTAAACCAATGTTAAAAGACCAATTATTTAAAGAAAAAGAAAAGGAAATTTTATCAAGTAATATGGTATTACAAGGTTTAGATATTGTTGTCAATGATAAAAATAATATAATTGGTTATATTGAAAAATAATTTTTTTTTTTAAAACATTAATTTCTATATAAACTATAATAAGAATGGATTCATCATCTATTATAGATTATATCAAAAAAACATATCCTAAAATTGTTTTTCAACCATTTAAATTCCAACAAACACAAGCTCTAGCATTCATTTTATCAAATGATAATTTAGTAATAGGATTCATTAATAAAAACGGTGTATTATGTAAATTAATTGAACCAATTAATATAAAAGAATTATCATCAAATGATTTTAGAGGGATTGTTGAAAAACTCCCTATTGTCAAGGGATTTACAGATCAAGACAAACAAAAATTAATTAAATTGTTTGAAAAAAGAGAGGATACTATTTCTAAAAAAGAACATGAAAAAATAGTTGATGAATTGAAATCTTATATAAACAAAAAAGAAGAAGAATTATCTGAAACAGATAAATACAAGGCACTTTTTGATAGCAAATCAAATGAAATTATTTTAATAGAAAATAAATACGAAGAAAAAATTAAAGATATCAATGATCAATACAATCAAGTTATGTCAAAATTACAGGAATGTAGTAAACAAATAATTGATCAAAATGAAGCTATTTTAGAAGGGATTAATCAACATAAACAATCAGTTAAAGAATTTATAGAATCAAAAGATCTTAAAATTGAAGATTTGGAAAAAATACACAAACAAGACATTGAAGAAAAACGTAATCTACAAGAAAATTTAGACAATATATTAGGAAATGAAAAAAGATCATTAGAATTAATTGAAAGTAATAAAGATTTGATATCAGATTACGATGTAAAATTAAAAGAAAAAGTAGATGTTATAAATGATTTAGAATCATCTATAGAAAAAATACGTGCTGAATTAGATGATTCTAAAAAAGAACTAGACAAATCTGATTTACAAAATAAATTATTACAAGGTTATAAATCAAGATGTAGTGAAAAAATTATAAAGGAAAAATCAGATATTATTGATGCTATACAAAAATATAATGATATGTGGTTATCGTGGGTAGAAAAATCACGATTTGATATACAAGAACAAAAACGGAAATTAATAGAAGATTTTAAAAAAGCCAAGGATAATTTACAAAATACATTAGAATCTCAAATCCAAGAATCAAATATGTCTAGTAAAGAAGTTCAACTTTTAAAACAAAATATAAAAGATATAGAAATGTCTTTGAATAAAACTATAAACGAACAATTAATAGAATTATCTAAGAAAGAAGACGCGCTTAAAGAAAAAGAACAAGAGATTTCAAGTTTCTTATCTGAAAAATCACAACTAGAATCTACTTTATCTGAATTAAAAAATACATTTCAAGAAAAAGAAAAGTCATTCCAAGAAAAAGAAAAGTCATTCCAAGAACAAGAAAAATCATTTGAAGAAACAGAATCGAAATTAAATAACAAAATTTATAATTACGAATCAAATATTATTCCTAAATTAAAAAGTGATCTAGGTGAATTAAATATTTTGTTGGAAAAAAATAGAAATACACCAATTGAATCCAAAATAGATTATGATGATTGTTATAGTATAGTTTCTAATTTTGTTTCATTGAATAACATTTTTTATAGAAAACAAGAAATTATTAAAAAATTAGATGATATAATAAATAATAACTTGAGTTATTTCAGAAATTTAAACGAATCTACTAAAACATTAGTAACGAATGATTTTGAAAAAGTTAAAATGGAGATAAACAATCATATAAAATTTTTAAATTTACAAGATTATATAGATAGTCCAAATTTTGAATATTTGAAATCCAAGACAACACGTTCTAGAGTTCCAGATACATATTGTAATGATTTGAAAAATTTACTAGAATATTGGGAGGTTAATAAACTATTATATAGAAATCAAGATGCTCAGTTAACAAACATATATGAAAATTTATCAGGAGCAATTAGAACTTATATAAGAATAAAACCATTGATAAATAAAGAACGAGCAAAAAGTTCTATCGAAATTAAAACAATTGAAAAGAAAAAAATAAAGGGATTAACATTAAACTGTTCAAGTGTTCCTAATACAAAATATAAAGAAGCAGGTTATTTTGGTGAATTTTATGGTATATTTGAAGAAGATTTTACAAATTTAGATGTTTATACAGGACAAAGAGGTACTATAATACAAGATCCAAAATCATTAATTGTAAATATAAATGATATAATAGAATCGTCTGACACAATAAGTCCTGGTTTATACACTGCATTTAGACAAGTAGAGCAAGGATATTCTATTGTGTTATTTGGTTATGGTGTAAGTGGATCTGGTAAAACATTTTCATTAATCGGTTCAAAGGGTAATCCAGGTATTTTACATTATGGTTTAGCCAATTTAGAAAATGTTGCTAATATTCGGTTAAAATATGCATTTGAACAATATTATGACAAGATCAATTTCAATAATAGAAAAGTATCAGGGTTAATTCATAATTTAATTAATAAAATATCACAATTTAAAGATGTTTCCGTAGATGAAACAATTGTATTTGAAAAAAGAATACCAAATTATATAGATCTAAAATCATTAAAAATAGAAGATATATATTCCCTAACAGATATAATTGAAAAATACCGTATAGAAAAAAATCGTATAAAATCAACACCAAACAATCCTGTATCAAGTAGATCAGCATTATATCTTGTATTCGAAATCACTTTTAAAAATGGCCAACGAGGTTTTATAACAATCGTAGATATGGCTGGCAGAGAATCACCTATTGATATTTTTAACACATTTATAGATAAAAACAAAACATCATTGGCAAGTGTTATGGCACCACCACCAGTTGGTGGAGTTACTAATATACAAAAAAATATAAAAGAAGAATATAGATCAATATACACTCCAGAAACCATATTAAATATCTTAAACGAAGGATTTTATATAAATGAAAATATAAATCATCTAATTTATTATTTCAATATGAAAAACGGTGTAAAAATCCCAACTCCTAAACAAAAGTTAGACGAACGTTACAATGTTATATATAATGTTAAAAATTACTTTGTACAACCACAAGATGAAGAGAAAATGATCGATAATATAAACAATTCATTACAAATACCAATACTGAAATTTTTAGATAACTTACCATCTAAAAAAACCGATACACCCGATTCAGTATGGAAACCCACAAAATTTATTACATTGTGTTGTATAAGACAAGAAGCAGACTATTGTGACCAAACTATGGAAACAGTAGAATTTGCAAACAATATAAAAAGTACGTAATTTACATGAACATTTATATTTTATATTTTATATATTATTTTGTATTGTATTATTAATGTTATCTGAAACAACTAGACAACATTTAGAACGATTACATCGTATTCAAATATTGGGTATTGATTTGGACATATTATTTATGTTTATTATTAGTTACTACATAGCTAATACATATAAAAAGAGTTCTTTACAAGTTTTTATAATTATTTTAGTAATAAGCATAATAGTCCATAGAACATTTAGAATAAATACGAGAATAAACGAAATGATATTTGGCAAAGTATGATCTATGATCCAAGTTGACAACATTAAAGATTTATAATAAAATGAATAATACGTACAATTTCTTGTTACAAGTCGATTGTGTAAAATATAATTTGATGAAAATCATTGAAATTTACGTTGAAGAAAATGATAAAAACTACGATTTAGTTATAGGTCAAAATCAGAATGAAAATGATAAAATTATAAAAACAAGTTCACCAAATGATATATGGTTTCATTTAGACAAATTGAGTGGACCACATTTTGTTTTTAAAACACAAACTGATGAAATTCCAAAAAAATATTTAAATCAAATTGCTGTTTTATTCAGAGAATATAAAAATGGGTTACCTAATCGTTATACAGTTATATATACCTGTATAAAAAATGTCAAATTAACTAATACACCTGGTTTAGTTATTCCTTGTAAAACAAAATATATAAAATGTTAACGTGTTTAATCACAGTCGTAAAAAATTGAATTTTTTTTCTATTTCTTAGAAATTACCAATGTCTTGCAACGTATGTATTGAACCTTTTAACCGATCCAATCGTGTTATGCTCGCTTGTACTCACTGTGGCTTCGAAAGTTGCAAAGAATGTAATGAAACGTACTTGATGTCTTCTAAAGAACTATCTCATTGTATGAACTGTAAATCTGATTGGGATTACAGAACTTTATATAGTTTATTTACACACTCATTTCAAAAAAAATACAAAAAACATATTGAAAATATTTTATTCGACCGTGAACGCGCAATGTTACCAGCTACTCAACCCTTTGTTGAAGAAAAAAAGATGAAAAAATTAATCAATAACGAAATTAAAAAAATATCTGAAGAAATCGATAACTTAATAGATAACCCTGAGTACAATGTAAATAGTGTAAATTACAATGTAAATTACAATGTAAATTACAATGAAAACGAGGATGAAACCGCTTACAACAACTGGAAGTTCAACAATGAAAACGATTACGACAATTGGAAGTTCAACAATGAAAAACAAGATGATAAAACAATAGAAATTGTTAATCTAACAATAAGAAAATGGGAATTAGAACAGAAGCTAAAATCATTAAACATTGAAACACAGAATTTTATCAAAAAATGTACTGTTCAAAATTGTCCTGGATTCTTGAATTACGAATGGAAATGTGGTATGTGTAACAATGAAACTTGCAAAGATTGTCACGATGTATTACAGACTAATACAACTCACAAATGTAATCCTGAAAATGTTGAAACAGTAAAATTACTTTCAAAAGATTCCAAAGGTTGTCCTAAATGCGCAACGCCTATTTTTAAAATCGATGGATGTGACCAAATCTTTTGTACATTATGTCATACAGCTTTTAGTTGGAATACAGGAAAGATTGAATCAGGAGTTATTCATAATCCACATTTTATGGAATTACAAGAAAACCAAGAAAGAAATTTATTAGAAATTCGTTGTGGAAGAGAAATTGATCGTAACATTATTATTTACTTGTATAATCTAAGATTAAATCCACAGAACAACCCTATTTATTTAATAGCTGCAGCCACTTCGAATATAAGACGGATAGAGCTCCCTAAATATGCCAATGGAACAATCAATGATAACTTTGACTTGCGTTTCAAATTTTTAGAATCAACTATTACCGAAGAATCATTCAAATTAACTTTACACAAACGTCACAAAGAAAACTCTAAAAAACAAGAAATAGCACATGTACTTAACATGTACACAAACTGCGTAACCGAAATCATTTATAGATATATTGTTGAATTACAACAAAACAACAATAATGTAAACTACCGTGAAAATTTTAAAAGCATTGAAAAGAAACACTTGTATGAAATCTACAGTCTTATGGATTATACAAATTTAAATCTAATAGATTTGTCAAAAATTTACAAAACACGTTTATTAAAAATCGACGAATTTGGAAACTTTTATTAATTACAAATAAAAAAAATCAACTTACAAATAAAATTATCAACTTACAAATAAAATTATCAACTTACAAATAAAATTATCAACTTACAAATATAACCATCATATATTTATAAATTTTTTTTAAAATTACAATCTATACTTTTACCATTCCAATGAGCTCCAGGGTTTCCCAAATGGAAAACATACCCATTTAACATAATCTTTTTTTTAAATTTTTGTAGGAATACTAAATCGCACACTGATGCATTTTTACTAAATTCTGGATAATATATATTTTTGTTATAATATAATTGAAAAAACCCTACAAAATCAGATCTATATAATCTTTTTTTATATTTATTTAATAATTCTTCATCATTTAAGACATCATATCTTTTCACGCCATATAATGCATTTTCATTTAATTCAGTATCATTTAATATTGTATCCTTTAATATTGTATCCTTTAATATTGTAAATGTTTCTTCCATTAATACTATATCTACATCTAATAATAATATCCAATGATTGGGATATTTTTCATGTAAATATTTTTGCGCCATGAAAATTCCACCAGATTTATTAAATTTACATCCATTTTTATCAAAAAATTCATTATATTTTATAACATCTGCATTATATTCTTCACATAAAGTTTGTGTTTCAACATCATTATCACATGTTAAGACATAATATTTTTCAAAAAAATGTCTATTTTTATCGATTGTAATATTTAAATAATCACTCATATTAACACAAACAACCAATGGTATTATATTATTCATTTATATTAAGATATATATATATTTAAATACGATATAAAAAATAACTCATATTAATTCTTTCTCTATTAAACATATACAAATTCAAGATTTAATACACCATTTTCTATAGTGACTATATTATAAGATATAGCAAAAACATATAATTTCACTGATGGATTATTATTAGATAGTTTTAATGCCAATGTTATGTCATTAAACATTGACATATTTATTGATCCAGTTGGTTGGTTATCTTCTGGTCGTAAACAAAATGGCATTACATAAATATACTTCATAGGTATAACAGAATGTACATTATCTGGAAATATAGTTCTATAATAAAATTCTGGTAGTTTATCAAACCTATATTTACCATCTAATAACAAAGAAGCTTCTTGTATAAGAGGAGTTTCATCAGATGGATTGGAATAAGAAAAATAATTATTTGTATTTAAATTATTTGTATCAACTGCAAAGAAAATGAGTTCTTTACAAGGATAGTTGAATTTCAAATCACTGTTATAATTATTTGTTAAAGATTGAATCATTTCATCACCATTATACTGAACTTGTTCTATTAAAAATTGATGTTTCTGAAACTGAAATTGTTTCAAAATAACATCATCTAAAAATATATATTCAGCATACAATTCAGACCTTACAATATCAACTTCATTAGGTGGCGTTGATCCATCATAGTTAATACATTCTGAAAATGATCGTAGTTTAAAAACAACCTTGATATCTTGGTCAAAAATACTTAATAAAGGTAAAGCCATATTATACTTTTTTGTAAACCAAAAATCTAAAGGAATTACTAAATTAACCGCTTTTGAAGCATTTTGAAAGTTAGATACAAATGTATCAGATTTTAATATCATAAAGTTTTTACCCAAATCATTATTATTAGTCAATTCATCCCAGGCATCTAAAAATTGAGGATATAATCTATCTACAACCACACCACCTATTTGTAATTCGATTGGACCATCAAAAATACCATATCCTAATGTATCACTCCAACAAGCATATTTTCCGTCTGTCTTTTCTAATATTGGCAAACTTATATGTAAATGTAACTTTGATAATAAATGTCCACGTTTTGGAATTACACAACTTGATTTTTGAGAAAAATTGACACTTGTATTAAAATTTAATTTAGCTGTATCTGTTGCAAAATTAACATATCTATAATAGTTATATTTAAAGATATTTATCTGTGGATCCTGCGTTAAATAAACGTCTTGTGTACCAAGAGCCTGTAACTGAAAAATACTCGGTGACATCTATATTAATATCATCTAATAAAAAAAAAGCAGAATAAAAACAACATTTAAATAAAAATAACATTTAATTTCATATAACAAAAAAGATCACAAAAAGAATGGATAATACCATACTACAGAATAAAAACCCATATTACAGAATAAAAACTTAGATACAATTTAAGTTTACTTAAAAATAATTATATATAATTATATATAATTAAATGTTGAACATTTCAAGACTATGTGCTAAGAGATTAAACAAAGAAATTTCAATGTATAAAAAAGAAAATTTTAGTTTTCCAAATTTAATTTTAAGATACAATGACGATGACATTCTAACTTGGTATTTTATAGTTCACGATTTACAAGACACTGCATTTCAAGGTGGTGTTTATTTTGGTAAAATTATGTTACATTATGAGTATCCATTAAAACCACCCAATTTCATATTCTTAACACCAAATGGACGATTTGAAACAAATAAAAAAATTTGTACGACATTTTCTGCTTACCACGAAGAGACATATACAAGCACTTGGAATATTTTAACGATGATGGAAGGAATGATCTCATTTATGACAGATATTAATCCCGAAAAAGGAATCGGATATATTAATACTACAGATACTGAAAAGAATACTTTAGCAAACGACTCTTTATCGTGGAATAAAAATAATGAATTATTTAAAACTATTTTTAATGACGTAGATGATATTTTACAAAAATAGTTCGTTTATTCTTCTCGAATAGTTCGAAGACCAAAGTTTGGTTCATTTAATTTTTTTTTTAATTCAATTCTTAAAGAATCTTTGTTAATTGCATTTTTATTCGCAAATGGATTAGTTGGATTTATTGGACAAAATGTATTTTTAGCATACCCTTCATTTTTATTCTCAAATGGATTAATTGGATTTATCGGACAAAATGGATTTTTAGTATACCCTTCATTACCTAAACGTAATTCTGTAACTTTATTTATAATTGGTTCTAATTCAGTAACATACCAATTTGTTATAGTATCAGTCGTATTTGTCTCTAAACAACTAAAAAAATCGATAGAATCCGTTTTTAAATATTTACTTTTTACAGGAGACGACGAAACAGTAGACGACGAAACAGTAGACGAAACAGGGGACGACGAAACAGTAGATGAAGAACAAGATGAACTGTAATCATAATCTCTTGTTTTAGCATAATCTCTAATTCTTTTTTTATTTGTTGCATTTTTAATAGGGATTGTTTGTGTTCCAAAATGTAATGTATCTACATTTTGTGTCATTGTTTCTACATCTTGTTTTTCTGTAAAAACGCAAATTGGTATAAATGTCATTTCGTATAATACTTTCTTTTCTAGGTTACTAGAATTCCAAACCCATCCCTTTTCTAGAATTTCTTTTTCGCAAAAAACTTCACATGATTTATCGGATACAGTATATCTAATATCAACTACACTATCAGGATATTTTTTTCTATATTCTTGTTTTAACCATTCATAACACTTTATAAATCCATAATTAACATTTGATTCGTTAGTATAAATGTAATGTGTATTTTCTATAAAATCCTTTATATATATTAATTGTTCACTCATTATATAATAAGAATTATAAAATAAATTTACACATTTACCTAAATTACACAAACGAAACTTCAAAATTACATTACACTTGTAAATTGGTAAGAAAATACATTATAAAAAAATTGAAATTATATAACAATATAAAAAAATTACTTGGTATAATGTCTTTTAATAGATACATTCTTCAATTTACAAAAAACTCTTCTAACGAACAAACTCATTTATCATTTAATGGTGGTAAATACAATGTCCCTGATAACAACTTTGATGAATTTTATAAACGTTATTATAATGTAATTTCTGATAAAGATAATGAAGAAAGAGATTCTCTTTATCTTATTGAAAAGGTATACAATTCAACTTTTGCATTCTTTATTGATTTGGATGTACCAAAACGCTCTAGTTACAAACTTTCTGACGATGATGTATTAGACATTATCAATGCGAGTTGTACATCTATAAAAGAAATGTTTATGGAAAATGACAAATTGATGGAATTTATTATTTCCAAAAGAATTACTGCAAAAGGTTTTAATTACCATATTAATTTTTACAACTTGATTGTTAATAACGCAATTGCAAAAAATTTAATAACAAACATTTTGAAAAACCAAGATTTATTAAGTGAAGATTTAAAAAGTGCAATTGATGTTTCTGTATACAGAACAGGTTTACGTTTACTTGGTTCTAAGAAAGTTGAAAAAGGAATTAAAAATATGGATAATGAAAAAGACCACAATGGAGTGGATGTAGTTTATAAAATTTACGATATGGAGACCAAACTATTTATCGATTTAGAAGATACATCTTTTGAAAATTTTTCGAAAACTATCGTAAAAAGAAAATCTAATACAAAAATTAGTGAATTAAAAAATAAATCCGTTGTAACAGAAACAGAGAAACGAATTCCAGTAAAAGGTATTAACAATGACAAATTGCAAAATGAAGTAAAACAAATTTTGTTGGATTTAAAAAGTCAAAACCGATGTTTAGAAAATTTTGATGTAACTATTCAAAGAATTTATGCAAAACAAAACAAATTAGGTATTTTTTGTTATTACGTATCTATAAATGGAAAACATTGTCCTTTTAAACAACGCGAACACGAAAGAAACGTTAGTCCCATTTATTTTGAATTTAGTATTAATGGTATTTATATGAAATGTTATGATGAAGAATGTACAAGAAGAGTTTTTCCTGATTCAGGATTTAAATTACCAGAAGATTTTCAAGAGAAATATCCTGAATTGTATTTAAGTATGACTACAAAATATTGGCGTTCAGAAATAGAAATTACAGATGAAACAAGACAGTATTTAGAAGCTAGTTTAACTGGATCACATTATTCAATTGCCAAAGCAGTTTTTCAAATATACAAAAATAGATTTCGTGTAGATGATATAAGAAATACAGAATGGTATGAATTTGATGGTATTAGATGGAAAAAGAGTTATTTAATGAATATTTTAATTTCAGAAGAACTTCCTAAATATTATAGAAGTATTAAAATCAGCGATACATCATCACAAACTAAAAATTTACAAGATTATTTGGTGAATAATGAAAAAGTTGATGCTAATATGCGTAATCAAATGGTTGACAACATTATATCTAAATTAGAAAACGTTGCTTTTAAAGGTAATATTATATCACAAGTTATCTACTTATTTAAAACATACGATAACGAATTTTACACAAATTTAGATTCAACTCCAAATCTCTTAGGATTTAAAAATGGAGTATATGATTTTAAAGAAAAAACTTTCAGACAAGGTATACAAAATGATTATATAACATTCTCAACTGGGTATGATTTCCTTGAATATGACGAATCTTGTCCACATACACAAGATATTTATAAATTTCTCGGACAAATCATTCCAAACAAACGTGTACTAGATTATACTTTAAAAGTGTTGGGAAAAGCTCTTGTCGGTGTTCCTGATGAACGTTTTTATATCTGGACTGGGTTATCAGGTGCTAATGGTAAATCTACATTAGTAAATTTTTTGGAAAATACATTAGGTGATTATATGGTAGGTGTAGATGTCTCATTATTAACAAACAAAAGAGGAGGTTCCAGTAATGCATCACCAGATGTAGTCAGATTACGTGGAAAAAGAATTTTTACATTCCAAGAACCAGAACACGATGATAAACTTAGAACTGGTATTTTAAAACAATACACTGGTGGAGATACCATTATTGCTAGAGAATTATTTAAAGCACCTATTTCATTCAAATTACAAGGCACAATGATTATGTGTTGTAATGATTTACCTACCGTAACATCGATTGACGGCGGAACGTGGCGGAGGATCCGTGTGGTGGAGTTTAAGTCGAGATTTTGCGACAATCCAGTTAAAGAAAACGAATTTAAAATAGATCCATCTATTAAATACAAGATTAAATATTGGAGACCATACTTTATGAGTATTCTTATTCATTGGTACACACGATTCTTAGAAGAAGGTATGATAGAACCAGATGAAGTCAAGAAAGCTACAGACAAATACAAAGTTGAAAATGACAAGTTTAATGAATTCTTTGATCAAATATTGGAAGAATCTAAAGGCGATTTCGAATCAAACAAGAATATTTATAGCCACTTTTCCAATTGGTGGTCAAGTAATTATCCAAATTCAAGAGTACCAGATATCAAAGACCTTAGACGTGCTATGAAAATTAAATTCGGTAATGAAAAAGAAGCTATTATAAATGGTTGTATGAACTATGGTTTCAATATCAAAATCAAACAAACATTCAATGAAGATTTTGACAACCACTCAGAAGACTTGTAATTACACCTCCATCTATAAGTTTTTAATAAAAATATTAAATACACGTTTAATCAAAATATTACAATATGAATAAAATAATTGCTCCTAAATATATCAATTTCAAAGAATTAGTTAAAAATTCTAATACAACTCTATCTCTTAATCTTGAAACTAAAATGATTAACATTCTTAATACGGAATTTACAGAAGAAGAACAACAATGGTATATAGCGAATTTATATATCTATATGAATTACCATCCCACTACTGATTATCCGATTAATCTAGAAGATGTATTTAAAATGATTGGATTTGCGAATAAAGAAAATGCAAAAAGAACACTTAAAAATAATTTTACAGAAGGAGAAGACTATAAAAAGCTGCTCGTCCGTACGGACGAGCAGGTTCCTAATCTAAAAGATGGTAAAGATTTAGGTGGTGCAGGATTAAATAAAGAGACAGTGATGTTGAATGTAGATACATTTAAAAATTTATGTATGTTAACAAAAACAGAAAAGGGTAAACAAATACGTAAATATTATGTAAAATTAGAGAATATTTATAATAGGATAATTAAAGAAGAAATAGAAGAACAAAAAAGAATTACAAATCAAAAAGAACTAGAATATAAGGAACAACTTGAAGAAAAACAAAAAGAACTTGCAACTTTAAAAAAATTAAAAGTTAAAAGATGGTATAATCAAGAACCTGGTGATACTATTTATGCAATCAAGATTGTTATAGAAGAATATAAAAGCCTTACAATAGCATCAGATATATTAAAATTAGATCAAAGTACTATTAGAAACTATATAGAAGATAAATGATAGTTTTATTTTACAATACAAAAAAGATATCATAAATTAAAAAGTTGTATACTTATTATTTTTTTATACAATATAGTTAATGAACAACAATATTGATAATTTTATTAACATTGACGATATCAATTTTGATCACACGCAAAGTGAAGAAACCCAAAAAGATACCGAAATCCAAAAAGATACCGAAATCCAAAAAGATACAGAAATCACAGAAGATACGGAAAATAAAAAAGGCGAAAATAAAAAAGAAACTTTTATCTGGGAAGCAATTCATCCAAAGTGGGAGAAAAAGGTTTTATCCAAAAATTTTGTTATAAAAAATTGTTTAGCAGATGGTAATTGTCAATTTAGATCTATAGAAACTGCTTTAACAAATGCAGGTATTAAAACAAATCACGAACGTTTAAGAAAATCAATATGTAAGTACATTAATAATTTAGATAACAATGATTTTTTTATCATAATACAAAATTATAGACTAGAAAAACAAAATGGAGAATTCGAAGGAGATTGGGACCCATTTTCAATAAAAACAAAAAGAGATTTTACTAAAGAACTTCGAAAACCAGGTTTCCATTTCCAAGGTGACAACGTTACATTATCATTAATATCTAAATGTTTTGAAATAGATATAATAATATTAGATAGTGATTTGAATATCACTGATCTTAGTAACCCAGATCATCTATTTCCTAAAATAATAATCGTATTTTATGATAAACAAAATAAACATTATAGAACAATAGGTCTTAAATGTAAAAAAAAGATTGATACAATTTTTAAAAGGATGGATTTACCAGATGAATTAACAAGATTAATAGACAAAAATATTTTTTTCCTACATCATATACAAAATGTTTGTCTTAAAGAAATGAAATGTAAAAAACTAGAATTAAATAAAATTATCAAAAAGATAGAAGAAAAACTTGATACTAAAATATCATCAAATGATAAAAAATCTATCATGAAAATTATTAGAACTATCTTGGATAATGAAAATTACTTTAATAAAATAAAAAGTAAATGATCTCTTTAATTAGCGTATTGTCGATGAATAAAATCTAAATCACGTTTAGCTTTACGAGATGTTTCTGGATATCTTCGTTTATTATATATAACTAACACATTCAATCTTTTAATTATTTCAGAATACGTCGCTTGACCCTTACTTAATAAATTTTTAAGTATAGATCTTCTTTTTTTTTCAGGTAAATCTACATGATATTTTCCAAGAGCACCTTTGTGAATTATCGGAATTCTTACTTTTGATTTTGATCTTGTACGCTTTTTTCTAGTACTTCGCCTTTTAACGGTACTTCTTCGCTTAACGGTACTTCTTCGCTTAACGGTACCGGTACTTCGCCTTTTAACGGTACTTCTTCGCTTAACGGTACTTCTTCGCTTAACGGTACTTTGCTTTTTAGATTTTGTCACAGATTTCTTTTTCGAATATTTTGTCTTTTTCATTTATTTGTTATATTGTATATTAATAATTTTTTTTTTTATTATTGTGTTATTAATAATGAAGAATATTACAATTTGGCATTTTATAATTTTAGTAGCAATTTTTTTCGCGATGCAATATTTGCTTGTTAAACGTGAAAATTACGAATCTGTACAGGGTGGAAATAAAAAAACAGATAATAAATTATGTGGAGAAACATCTATAGATCAAGGATTTTTATATTATATGTTTAATTCTCCTAAAACTCCTGCTAGATAAATAACTGAAATAATTATACAATCTATAATTTATATGGCTACTAAAAAAGACTTTGAAATTTTTTTATACAAAAACAAAATTAATTCAAAAACATTAATTGATATTTTACCACAATTATCATCAAAAACAATATCGAATTTATATAACGATTTAGAACAGTTACGCATTAAAGTTGACGAATGTAAATCTAAAAATACAGATAAAAACACAGATAAACTTTGTATTTTCACAGATGGTGGTGCTTATCGTAATGGTAAACCAGATTGTAAAGCTGCATATTCTGTTCTGTTTACCGAAGAATCAGAATCTATTATGTACAAATTTAATACTACAAGAATGATAACAAAGGATCCATCAAATAATAAAGCCGAATTATCTGCCATAAAATATGTATATAAAATTATATATGAAAACGCTGATGTGTTTGAAAACAAAAAGATTGTTATATGTAGTGATAGTGAGTATTCGATTAATTGTATTACAAAATGGTCATCTAATTGGGTTAAAAACGAATGGAAAAATTCAAAAGGAGAATGCGTAAAAAACCAAGATATCATTAAAAAAATTCTAGATTATGAAAAAACAATAAGGGAATCGGGAAAAAATATAGAGATTGAATTCAAACACGTATTTTCACATACACAAGAACCAGATGATAAGAATTCACAGGCATACTTTTTATGGTATGGAAATAATTATGTTGATAAAAACATTGGAAAAATATTAAATATGAAATATTAAATAGGTTTAAACTAACGAATTTAAAAATAAAATTTATAATATTATAAATGTCTTATAAATTTGTTAACATTGTCGGTTATGGATATGTAGGTGGTGGAATCGGGCATCTTTGTAAAAGTAACAATGTGCCATTTTGTACATATGACGTTGTTGAAAAAGATGAGGAATTAGCTGTTAAAAATTTTTCTAATATCAATACATTGATTGATTTTTCAGAACAATCAAACGAACACAATGTTTATTTTATTTGCGTACCAACACCACCGAATAGTGACACAGGTGAATGCGATATTACAATTGTTGAACGTGTAATGGATGAATTATATGAGAAATCATCTAAATCAACATCTGTAATTATTAAATCAACTGTCAGACCAGGAACGTCTAGGATATTATCAGATAAATATGGTAAAAAATTAAATGTTGTATTCTGTCCTGAATTTTTAAAAGAAAAAACATTTAAAGAAGACATGTACAATGCAAGTTTTTGTTTACTTGGAACAAATTGTGATGAAAATATGAAAAACGAAGTTGGGGAAGTTATGAAACATTTGTATTCTCATAAAACAGTTGATATTATTTATAAAACTTATGAGGAATGCGAACTATTTAAATACACTATTAATGTTTTTCTTTCAGTTAAAGTATGGTTTTTTAATGAAATTGAAGAAGTATGTCAACGTTTTAATGTAAAATATGATGATCTTAAAGAACTATTTCATTTAGAGCCAAGAATTGGAGAATCACATATTGATGTACCTGGTCACGATGGGTCATATGGATTTGGTGGTAAATGTTTACCAAAAGAAACATTGGCATTAAAACATTTACAAGAAAGAGTTGGATTACCAAATACAGTACTTTGTGAAATTTTGAAAAGAAACGATTATTTTAGAAATAAATAAGATATATATACGTTAATTTAAACATAACATTATTAATTATATAATGAAAATTGATTATATAATGAAAGACGAATGTATAATGAAAGACGAATGTATAATGAAAGACGAATGTATAATGAAAGACGAATGTATAATGAAAGATGAATATATAATGAAAATTGAATCGTATGTTATACGTGATAATATATTAACACTACATTTTGATAAGGATTTTAAACAAATCCGTTATATAAAAATGGAATCTGATAATTTACTACACAATTCTAATAAAACATCAGATTCGTTAGATTGTGACGAAATGGAAATATCATATTCAAAAAGAAGAAAATGTCTCAATGTATGTCTTTCAAACAATTCAGATCAAGTCATCATTTTAATAACACAATTTGACAAACGACACACTTGTTATGGATATCATATTAAACGATTAGAAGGTGTAAATGATGTAAAAAATACAGATACACAGCAAGATTTGATGGCAAAAGGAATGATTTCTTTATTATCAGGTAATTTTAAACACGACAATACAGTTGATAACGTCAATACAGTTGATAACGTCAATACAGTTGATAATGTCAATACAGTTGATAACGTCGATCAAAATGCTTATATTTTTTCTATAAAAAATCAAAATATTTTTGCAAAAATTAAAAGGAAAAGTGCAAAGAATGGAGTTGCAACGTTTATGTAAAAGAATTAGCAATATGAATTCAAGTGTTGAAAGAGCTTATGTTAAAGATATTTCAACAATTATAGAGGATATATTTTTTGAGTATGATATTTTTTATAAAGATACAAATCAAAACGTTTCAAAAGAAATACTTTTACATAAATTCTTAAATATATTTGGCAATTCTGACGAAATCAAAATCTGCATAGGTATTTCACAAAATGGAAATAAATGTTGTAAACGTGCTCAAAACGAATCTGATTATTGTAAAACACATAAATATTTAGAATTTCGTCAAAAAACAAACGATAATTTTACATCACAAAATGACAATTTGTTCTTAATAGAAGATTCTATTAAAGATGTAGATAATATAAATACAAAAAATATGAAAAAACAATTAATCGATGGAACAATTTATTATACTGATTCGTCATTTGTATATGACATTGATAACCTTGAAAGAGTTGGTTACGTAGATAATGAAAAATGTATTTTAACCGACGATCCTTTTATATTATGTATGTAAAGGTATTTAAAGAATAAGATATTTAAACTATAAGGGTATATGTTGTTGTTACCGGTGGTATTATCGTTGTCAATATGTTATGGACATATTTCTATGATTTATCCTCCATCAAGAAGAAATCAATTAAGTAAATATTATGCTAATACAGGTTTAGTTAATTATAATTTACGTTCACCTTTGAATGTATCACCAGACTTTTTTAGTTTTCCTTGTAAAGGATTTCCAAAAGGTCCTGTTGTAGCGACATTTGAAAAGAATGAAATTACAATATCATTAGAAGGTACGGCTACACACGGTGGTGGACATTGTCAGTTTGGAATATCATACGATGATAAAAATTTTGTTGTTTTAAAAACAGTTTTAAACGATTGTTTGTTGGACACAATGTCTTATTCTTACGAAATACCTAAATACGCAAGAGGCGATAATATAACTGTTTTTTGGACTTGGATTAATAGAATAGGTAATAGAGAATATTATATGGAATGTGCTGATGTAAATGTAAAGACAAACGGTAAGATGACCAATATTCCAGGTAAAGAATTATTAATTGTAAATTTACCAGGATATCCTACAGTTCCAGAATGGCAAGTAAATTCACCTAGTTCAGTTGATGGAAGAGATCTATTAGCTTCTAGAAAAAATATTAATGTCAATTCTGATAAACATAATTCTGATAAACATATTATTAGTGAAAATCGACGTTTTATCAATCAAGATCAAAACCAAGAAAAAAGTAAAGATCAAGTAAATGAAAAAAGTCAAGATAAAGTAAATGAAAAAAGCCAAGATAAAGTAAATGAAAAATGTAGTTGTACTACAGGCGAAATGAAATGTGATGGAAATGGGTTTATTACTTGCACAAATAACAATTGGATATATAGAAACTGTTCATCGGGTACGAGTTGTAGATCATTAGAAAATAGTATAGTTTGTGATTTTGAATAAATATATTTGTGATTTTTTATTTTTTATTTTTAATAATATAAAAATAAAACATTCATTTTTTGAACTTTTATCAAGAGCAACAGTCCGATTAATTGGAGTATGCCAAACCACCCATTCCAGCCATAATTCTGAGAACGTTGTAGTTAACAGCAAAGATTTTCAAACTACCGGCAGCATCAACGTTAAGTTGAAGAGTGGCGTTGTCAATTCTAGACATGTTAACAGTTCCAGATGGTTGATGTTGTTCTGGGTTAAGAGCAAACGAATATACATAAACACCATCTGAAGGAATAGAAGTGTGATGTTGATATGGTTGAACCAAGTTAAAGTATTCTCCCTTTCTTTCAGAGAAACGATCTTGACCGTTAAGTTGCAATTTAGCACTGTCAATAGTCTTGTAAGTGGTTGGAGCAGCTGCAACTCCAGAATCTTGAACAACCCAAATAAGTTCTTTACAAGGATGATTCAAAGCAAGTTTGCTCTTGTAAGCACCACTAGGTACAGTTTCAGCACCAGTGAATTGCAATTGTTCAATGAGGTATTCGTGTTGAACTTGAGCAAATTGACGACGTTCGTCAGTATCAAGATAGATGTAATCAACATACAAACTAGCTTCGATATTTGGAGCAACTGGAGTACCAGAAGCTGCTACATACAAATTTTTATTAAATGATGCAAAAGTAATGTTAAATTTAACTTCGTGATATTGCAAGGCAATCAATGGCAAAGCAAGACCTGGATTTCTACAGAACCAAAATTGCAATGGAACATACATAGTATATTCTGGTGTATTTTTACCAGTATCAGGGTTTGTACCATCACCTGTCATTTCGATTGTATTACCAACCATCTTTTTGTAACCATCTTCTTTTTCAGATGTTTGAGTAAGATCATTCCAGATATTTAACCAAGTACCATAATGCTTATCAATTGTTTGACCACCAATTTCAATTGAAACTTCTTCAATCAAATTGTGACCAAGATATGGATGCCAAGCAAAATCGTTTTCACCATTATCTACAGCAGCAACTGTAGCTTGCAAATAGACCTTATGAATAAGATCACCATTTCTTGAAACAGTACATGAAACCTTTCTACCAAACCCAACAGTTCCGTTGAAGGTTTGTTCGATTGATTCAATAGCAAAGTTTGTGTGTCTACGATAGACAACTTTGAAAAAAGTAATTTGAGGATTACCTGTACATTTTTCCTCTACCTAGTCTTTCAACTAGGATTAGACTATATCTTAAGCAAATAGAATTTATTCTAATATCGAAAAAATTCTATTCACCCACTACCATTTAGTCGTTGAACTGAGGCCAATTTATAAATTTAATTTATAAATATTTAGATATATTTAGATAAATATACCCTTAGGCTTTGGCTGCTGATTGCCCAATCCATTTAGATTTTTACTACAGTTCTAAATCATATTTAATTTAGAACAGGTAATTTCATAGAAATTACTACCCAAGTTTAATCTTGGCCAAATAAAAGTTTCCTCTTATTTTTAGTACTAAAGGCTCTAAGGGGTTTCCAGCAATTTGATAGTGTCGCAAAAAAAGTTTGACCTTTTTTCACTAGTAGCTGTACAATAAATTAATCGAAAAGGGTGATGGCGGTGATTAATTAAGGAGTACTAACTGTTTTTATTATAACATATCCTCTTAGTTATAACAGGCTACTTTTCTACCCTACAGGTTTTTTAAGGTAAATATCTTGAGCGCCATAAGCGACTAATTGCATAAGTCCACCACCCATATTTTGTTTTTATAATATTCAAAAATAAAAAAAATTTCCGTAATTAACTTATTAATTGCATATTTAATTATTAATTAACGTTGCTACATACGATTCATCACATATTGTACATATTGTACATAACATACAATACGCAATACGTACATTAACTCAACTGTGCTTGGGATCGATACATCATATCAGCGAGATCACTACTTGCCCTTTGAATACTACCATCAGCGCCTCTCGCTGTAACATTAGGACCTACTGTAAATCCTGTACAATCAATGATCTCTTTAATTTTACCTGTGTTTCTCCAATCTGGATCCCAAGAACCTAATATATCTTCACTAGGATAGGATCTCAACTTCTTCTTACCATCGTATCTATATATGGTGCTACTGTTGCCACCTGTAGGAATATTACTAATACACTTAACATGACTTCCAGGATCAATACAATTACCCACATCCCAATTTCCATCTGTTTTGCATTTCGCCATTTGAATACCTCCTGTTGTACAAGCTCTCGTAATACTCGTATCAGGTGTCACAGGTGTATTAATACTCCAAGTTCCATCTGCTGTACATTTTGTTGTTGGTGAACTAGTTGTTGTTGGTGAACTAGTTGTTGTTGGTGAACTAGTTGTTGTTGGTGATCTAGTTGTTGGTGGTGATCTAGTTGTTGGTGGTGAACTAGTTGTTGTTGGCGGTCTAGTTGTTGTTGGTGCGGTTATTTCAGACGTTTCAGACGTCATTTCAGACGTTTCAGACGTTTCAGACGTCATTTCAGACGTTTCAGGTGTCTTTTT